TTTTAACAACCAGCGCCCCGGTTGCGGAATCCAGCAGAACACCTTTCACGGAAGATGAAATCAAGACCCTTTGGAACCATGCTGATGAACCTTGGGTTGATACCATCCTGATTATGTTGTATTCCGGTTGGCGAATCATCGAATTCCTTACACTGGAAACCGCCAATGTGGATATGGAAAACCAAACCATGAAAGGCGGGGTCAAGACCCGGAACGGAAAAGACCGGATTGTTCCTATTCATTCTGCTATTTTGAAGTTCATTGAAGTCCGCTTCAATCCAGATTCAAAATACCTGATAACAGATCAGAACGGAAAGCCCATGTCAGAAGACCAATACCGGGAAATCTTCAAAGAAACCCTGTCCAAGTATGGAATCACCCACACCCCGCATGAAACCCGGCACACCTTCAGAACAAGACTGGATTCAGCCGGGGCAAATAAGAAGTGTATTGATTTGATGATGGGTCACAAGTCCAAGGATGTAGGGGAAAGGGTATACACACATAAGACCCTTGAAGAACTGAAAACCGCCATTGAACTAATAACACGTTAGTAACAAAAAGAAGGGGGAACGTTGAAAAACAACGTTCCCCCTTTGAAACCCGTATATTATACCATGAATTTCTTCATTTTCAAACACACATGGTTTCAATGATTTCAATGGTTTCAATTCCTGAAAGGCTGTTTCAGTCCCGTCCGGTTTTGGCGGTTAGTAACAGGTTAGTAACAGATCAACCAACACCCTGTTCCATCCATGAACCGGGATAGCGTTCAATCAGCGCTTCTGCCTGAACTTTGGTCAGCATGGGAATACAGACGGTATAAAAGTCCTGATTTCCAAGGTTTTCTTCCTTCAGGAATTCGGACATCATATACCCGTACCAAGTAGCCCCGGTTTTATCCGTATAAGCTATCTTTGACCACTGGTTCCCCTGTTTGATGACCCGTACCGTTGCACCTATCGGAACACGGTTCACAAGCTTTCCGCTTGTGCTTTTTTCTTTCCGCATGTTCACGGTTGAACCTTCTTCAGCCCAAACAACAGCATACACATCTTCTTTGGGTGTCGGTTCAGGATCAGGTTCAGGGTCAGGGATAACAGGTTCATCCGGGTCAACAGGATCACCGCCACCATTCAGAATAGCGTTGATTTTATCACCAAAGTCAATTCTGTTCCACAGACCAACCATGTTCCACCCGCCATTTTTGATGGTATTCCCTTTGAATTTGCTGGTTGCAACATGTTCCCTACTGGAAGAAGAATGAATAGCGCCATCCCCATAGTTGTAATTGACAGCTTTGGTATTCCCGGCAGCAACGGCAATATCAACCATTTCCTGTCCGGTCATGTTGGTCACTAACCCAATATGGGAAGCGTTACCCAAACCGTCATAGTATCCCCGTTTTTCTTCCCCGCCATCATAAGCATGGATAAACAGGAAAGCGCCAGCGGGAACACAGCCAAATTTGGCTTTACATTCTTCAGGGGTTCCAACCCAACCATTCTTCACAGTTTCCCGGAACCATGCGTTAGAACCTTTCAAATCCAAACGTATTCCGACTTCAGCAAGGGCGGTTTCAACAAATGTCTGACAATCCATATTGGAATACAGTTCACCAAGAAATTTGCATGAAGCCCTTGCAAGTTCTTTACCCGTTGCCATCGTCACCATCACCCGCTTTATCATTCCAAGGTTCTGAATAGGACATAGCCCGGTCACTGTCTGTAATACCAGCCGTTGTGGGATCAACCAGCACACCAATCAGACCAAGGAAAGTAAGCACCTGTGAAACAACATTCATGACAAGGTTTTCTGTGACCGCAGGATACACATCAAACAGTTTCAGTATGTTGAACACAAAGCCCACAATCAGGGACAGAAACATAGATAACCAAGTTTTGTTTTTGAAACGGACTTTCCAATTGATTTTCATTGGGAATCATCCTTTCTTTTGAATTTCATCAATCCGGTTGTGCGCTGACTTGGTGGATTCTTCCACCTTCACAAGTCTTTCACTCATTCCCCGGATATCCCGCTGAATGGATTTGTTTTCCAGCTTGATATCATCCACACTGGAACGGATATACCGTATGTCAGCGGTCATAGTTGCCCTTTCGGTTGCGTTTGCGCTGTTATCCTGAAATTTAGTCCGCTTGAATGAAAAAGCGGTAAATAACAGGGCAGCAACAGCAACCGCAAGGGAAATAATTGTTTCAATTGGCATGGAACACACCTTCTTTCTAACAGAATACCCGCCTGTTTGCTCATATAATCGCAAATCAGGCGGGTCTAAAGGGGAAACCGAATAAACACCCATTGACAACCGGAAGGGGCTTATTCAGCCAATTCAGGCAGTTCCAGAGCAATCAGGATTTCACGGACAGCTTCTTTCAGTTTGTCAGGAACCTGAGAAAATGTTTTCTTACCCTTCACAATCAGTGTAGCGTAAACAACAGCCATGTCTTTCACCCCCTTCCAGATCAGAAGTATCAGGAACAAAAGAAGGTTAGTCCACATCCCCTTCAAGGATTTTACGAACTTCTTCACGAATCTTAGCGGGAACATCATCAAGGGTCTTCAGCCCCTTTCGGATCAGATCAGCATAGACTTTAGCCATGATTACACACCCCCTATGATTTCATACAGTTCACAAAGCGCCAACTGTGCATCTGTCAGTTGGTCATCCATAGAATGGATGTATTCATCCTTGTCATACTGTTTCAGGTCAAATTCATATTCAGTGTGGGTTCCTTCTTCATCCTGAACGGTTACCGTTATGATGTTTTCAGCTACCCAAACGGAATATTCATCAATCGTGATGTTTTCAGGGGAAGTACAAGCCCTGACTTTTCCGTGATTAACCACAAGCAATCATCCTTTCTGCATTTACCTTGGTAAAATACGCTTGAAGCGCTGGTTTCAGCGGTTCAATGTATTTCTGGTATAGACGGTAAGAATCACAGGAATCCAGCCAACCGGAATAACTGTACACACAGCAGAAATCCGTCTGTGTCAGCATCTTCCCTTGTTTGACTTTCTTGAATATCCGTTTCATCTTCCGCTTAAAGGAATGACAGGTTGATTTTCTAAGCAGCGTATAACCAAGGAAGGTTCTGTAACCAAGATAATCAACACCCCGTTTGGATAAGGGGAAAACCTGCCAATTGTCCTTCATGGTTATCCGCATATTGGTTTCAAAGTACACTTCAATCTGCTTCCGCAGTTCATGAAGCTTTTCTTTGCTGTCCATCAGAATGATTATGTCATCCATGTAGCGCATGTAGTATTTCACATGCAGCGTTTCCTTCATCCAGTGGTCAAATTCACTGAAGTAGAAGTTCCCGCCGTACTGACTGAAATAATTTCCGATGGGTAAACCAATACCGGATTCCAGATACCGCTTTTCACGCTGTTCCGGGGTTTCATGCCTACCCCGGACAGACCGTTTTAACATGTGGTCAGACAGGGGAAGGATTTTTGACAGCCTTTCCCGGTCTTCCGCTGTTGCGGTATCCACAGAATCAATCACTTCATCCATGAACCAGAGTAAGTCAGGGTCTTTGAACAACCTTCTGAACTTATCCTTCAGGATTTCATGATTGATGGACTGATAAAAGTGCCTTGCGTCCACCTTCAAACAATACTGTGTGCCGAAAACATCAGTTCTTATCCAGTGTTTCAGGCGCTTCAATCCCGCATGAATTCCCCTACGGGGGATAGCGGAATATGTATCAGCTATCAGGTTACGAATCAGGATAGGTTCAATCACCTGAATCACCGCCCATTGCGCTATCCGGTCAGGATAATACGGAAGCTTGTACAAGTCCCGGATTTTCTTTCCTTCCTTGCGCTGTTGCATGGTGTAAGGTGATGTGTGATAGGTATGGTTTATCATTCGCCTTTGTAGCTTGGGAATCATCCGTCCGGTTGGTTTATCCGGGTTGGAATGGATATCCCTTTCAACAATCAGAACTTCTTCATACCAGCCTTTTCCTTTCTTTGCGTTCTTATGGGCATACATCAAGTTTTCAGTGGAAATGATGGTATCCCACAGGTTATTGTGTGCTTTCATTCCGGGTTTTCCTTTCGGTATGTACGAATTTAACAAAGCGTTCACACTTCAGCCTGAAAGCGGAAGGTTACCAGCATTGCGAAAGGTAATTCTTATATTTTGCCAAGGGGCAAGGCATTTGATATTCATTTATCTGAAACAGGGATCAAGAAACAAATTGACCCTGATTCATTCGTACACATGCTAAGCGCCTGCTGATATTCCGATTACGATTAGACGGGGTATTGTTAACATTCCAGTTGAAACTACCAGCTTTCAAGCCATTATTCCAATTCGTACCCAATTTAGCTACACCTTGGATAATGGTTTTGTATTTCTGATAGGGTCTTTGGAAGTTAGAACAAATCCCTTCCGGGCAGACTATCAAATGCCTGTGAAAAACCGGGATACTGTTTCAGGCAGCATCCCGGTTGTCACCAAGGGAAAGGGTCAGCTTACAGGGCGGGTACATACGCCAAGCGCCCGCCGAAATACCGACCACGATAAGACGGGGCATAGCTAACATCCCAGCCGAAACCACCAGCCCTCAAGCCATTAGCCCAATGCGCACCCAACAAAGCCACATGGTAACCAGAAGTCCCGGAAGCTTGCCAGTAGTAGTCACCCACCGGAACAGAACTGTTACCACCGACTTCAGACGGGATGAACAGCCAATCAAAGTCAGGATCATAACCAAAGGCTTTGACATAATCGTTAGCCATCGCAGCGGTGAAACCGACTTCAATATAGTTGCCCGTTTTCTTGGATTCCTCAAAGGACTTGTCATTGCAGATGAACAACTGATGGTCACCAATTCCGGTATCAGCATAGATATTGATACCGTCAACCCACTTCC